CCAGCACCGGCGACGCCGATCGAGGCCGCATTGAACCCGGCCATCGAGGTCGAGAGATTCTTGAATCCGATCTCCGCGACATCCGCCACGTCGTCGAGCGCACGGAGAGGGCCGATCGGCAGTCCGAACGAGTCAGCCGACCTGGCGAGGGTCGTTGAAACGCGGCCGACGGTATCAGCGAGCCTTCCTGCACGCTGGCTGGTGGAATCCGAGGCGGCGCCGAACGTCCTCATTCCACGATCGACGGGACCGAGACTCTTTCCGAGACGGTCAGCCGAGGCAGCCGCATCCTTGAAGCCCTTCGTGAAGGAGGTCGAGCCGGCCTCTAATTCGACACGGAAGCGCCGAAGCGTGTCAGCCATGCTAGATCACCGGCCGCTCATGGCGTTCGACCTTCAGGCCGAGCTGAGCGGCCCAATCGAGCAGGAGCACGCGCTGCTGTTCCGGCGTCTGGCGCTCGCCAGCGCCAGCACTCTGCTCTTTCTTGAGGCTCTGTTGAATGGACCGAATCGCGGTTCGGAACTGGCGGGCGGGCAGCCTAGAGAGCTTCGCGGTGAGCGAGGCTCCCATGATCATGACGCGCGCTCGCTGTTCCTGTTGCCATTGAGCACCGCGGATCTGTATCGAGACTTCCCGCAGTGTCGAACGGTGAAAGTTGTCCGGCGAGATCCCGGCGCGGGCAGCGTCTAGGAGGGCAGTGTCCCAGGAGAAGCGACGATGTCTTTTTTTGGGGCACCTTGCGATGCCTGAGACTTGTCAGGCAAAGCCCAGCGAAGCGTCTCCTCGATCACTTCGTCCATGCGCTTGATCCCCAACTCCGTGATGATCTCGCCTGCTTCTTCCTCGGTCGTCTGCGGTTGCGCATAGAGCATCGCGGCGCGGATGAGGGCGCGCCGTCGCTTGAGGCTTTTCTTGTTGTCCAGCGCTACGAGGAAACCCTCGTCATCGGTCTCGAGTCCGTAATCTTTCTGCAGCGCGATCAGTTCGTTGATGCCGAGCCGGAAGATCACCGTTCGCTTGCTGTCACCTTCGCCGAGGTCGACCGCGACCTCGCCCTTGAGCCTGTTCGCCATCTGTATCTTATACGGCGGTGATCGTGGAGACCTTGAAGGTCACATCGGCCGTCACGGCACCGTTCGGGTCAGCGTTGCGCTTGAGGCCCTTGACGTAGGCCCGGAAGGTGATCGTCTCCATAGCTCCCGGAAGGATGAAGCGATAGTAGCGCAAGAGACCGTCCTCCTTGTCCGAGCGCAGAGAAGAATGGGAGGCGTAGACGGTCGGGTTCCAGTTGACGCTGATGGAGGCCTCGCCGGCCTCGATCATGCCGCGGATGTACTCCTTGATCTTGTCCGGGCTCTCGAAATGGCTCACCTCGATGTCGTCACCCTGCTCATCTGGCGAGTCGAATGAGATGACCTCCATGATGTTCGAAAAGGGATCTCCAACGAGCAGCCCGCCGCGCTGGAACTGCGTCCCGTGACCGATGACCGCCTGGGTCGCGTGTTCCGCCATGTGCTTTTCTCCTTCCTCAACGAGTGAGGATCTGCTCGGGCTCTAACTCGAAGATCCCATGACGATGATCGAGTAGGTCTGGGTGCCGGCCGATGGTGCGACCTGGATGATGTCGGCGGTCGTAGCCGTGACCACGGTCCCACCGGCGCTCGGGTCTGTGTAGACAAAGCAAGCGCTCGGCTTCAGCGTTACCGTGGTCGTCGCAACGCTCAAGAAGAGCACAGAGGCCGCATCGCCACCAAGAATCACGTTGCCGGTGTTGGCCGCATCCGCGCAGACGATCAGGCCCTTGAGCTCGGCGATCGTGAACGTGGCACCGAAGGCCGTCGTCAGCGTCCCTCCCGAAACATCGAGGTCTTCAGCCGCAGCGACGGATCTCGTATCGGTGAAGAGCACATCAGCCTGTCCGGCTCCAGTTCCGTTGGTGATGGCGAGGGCATTAGTGAACGAGAGCGGGGCCTGGACATTCGTGAGATCGAGCGCGTTGTCGAACCCGCCCGTCACCTGGAGGCGGACGGTCGCGGCGAGAGTCGTGGCCGCGTCTCCCTGCATGGCAAGCGCGAGGATGAGGGCAGCCAGAACACCGACCGTCGCCAAGATTCGCTTCTTCATGCTCATCTCTCCTTCACTCGACTACTTGCGGCCCTCGGGCGAAACTGATCTCGCTCGCCAAGTTCTTGAGCAGCGATTCCTCGGCTGCCGCGCGAAAGACTGGGAAGTGCTTCTCGAAGACATGGGGAATCGACGGGCCATGCAGTTCAAAAATCGCCAACCGCCTCTTCGTCTTGCGCCTGAAGACACCGCGATGCCCCGAGGGCATCGTCGCGATGAAGGCATTCGAGATCCGGCCACGCCCACCGAGGAGTCGATAGGACACACCCCGCCCCCGCCCCCGCGAGGGCTCTGGCCCTCTCGCGCTGAAAGCGATGAGCGGGATGCGTCGGCCGACGATCTCGATCGCGGCCACCGGTCTCGTCCGCTGCGCCTTGTCGATTCGGATTTCCCGCTTGATGTTCTTCGCGGCGATCCCCGTGTCGGCTCCGATCGTCTTGACCATGGCCGTCTGGCCGCTGAGAATGGCGCGGTTGAGGGCACGCGCCATCACGAGCGGGGCCTGGGCACCCAGCGTCTCGAGATCCCTCTTGAGTGTCCCGAGATCGAAGGTGAAGCGCTCAATGCTCACTGGCTGCCCCACTTCTCCTCGAAAGTCGCGAGATACTCGACGGACGCGCCCACGTACTCACTTCCGGGCTCCCGCCGGATCGCGCGGGTGCTGCCGCGCTGCAGGCCCTTCGACAGTGTCGCCGGCTTGCCGTTCATAACACCGAGGTAACGGTCCACCGAGCCGTCCGCCTCGATCTCGACGGCCTCCTTGATGTCGGCGACGATCTCCTCGATCGCGAGCGTCGGCGCCGTCATGTCCGCGGGCACGATCGCCTGGACTTCGAACGGCACGCGCGTCCTCGTCGTGCCGCCGGTCGTCTCGGGCGAGTCGTCCCCGACGACGACTGCGAGCGCGGCCGGTGGATCGTTCGGCCCGAACCTCGGGACCTCGCCGAGGAAGATGTGAAGACCGGCATCCGTGTTGTATCCCTTGGCGACCTGAATGAAGCTCAGGCGGTTCACGAGATCCGTCAGCGCCAACTGCCGCTTGCTCTTCTGCGTCATCACGCCTCATGCCGGCACCACGACGACACGGTGATGATCGGGGCGAATGGTCTCCATGCCGTCGACCTGCCAGAGTGCCGGTGCCGAAAGCAGCGGAGGTGCCGAGGCGATGAGCGTTCCGCGCGGGATGGCGGGCACGTCGTCGCGCGGCACGGCGACGATCACTTTGGCCTCGCTGCGCTGGTAGCCTCCGGCCGGCACTTCCATCGTCTCCGGAGTCAGCCATATGACGCGAGTTGAGACGGGGGTGCCTTCGGGCACGGTGACCGTAGCCGGAGTGCCGTGGAGCGTGAAGTTGACCTCGCGTATCTGAGCCTTCAGCAGAGCGAGGTCCACGGTGCTCCGCCCTTACCGTGTGACTCCGTCGAGGCGGATCTTGCCGGTGGCGGAGGGGTTCGCCGCGGCGGCGGCGGCCACGCCGACCAGCGTGTTGCCGCTTGCGGTGGTCGTGAAGTTCTTGGCCGTGTCGTCCCAGTAGAGCTTGGCACCCTCCGTCCAGGCCTGGGCGCTCACCTTGGCGTGCTCGACGACGCCCGTCACGAGGGCGTTGAACTTCGCCGCCTCTGCGGCCGTCACGAGGGCCACGATGACGAGACCGCCGATCAGATACGCCGTGCCGCTGACGACCCCGCCCGTCGGCGCCGTGAGCTCGACCACTTCACCCGGAGCGACGTAGTTCTCCATCTTTCCCTCTCAGAGCTATCTGACCGCGCCGTCCAGACGGACGCGGCCGGTGGCGAGACTCGTCGCCGTGCTTCCGGTGGCCGGGACGACCGTGACCGTATCGGTGACCGCAGCAGCCTTGACTCCGGTGAGCGCGTCAATCGCACTCGCGAGACTCGTGGCCGTCGCATCATCCGACGTGGCCGCAGTCCAGTCCGTCCCCTCGACGAGCGGATAGGCGATGCCGTTGATTGTCACGGTCACGACGGCGTCATCGCTGCCGAGCTGCGCGAAGTCAAGGACCTGGAGCGTCAGGCCCGAGATGAGGAGATCGGCCGGCAGCGCGTCGGTCGCGAGCGCGACGACGGCCGCCACTGGCCTGACGGCCACCCCGACGAGCGTGTTCCCGGCCGAGACCGTCGTCAGGCCCGCCGGTGACGTGTCCCAGTAGAGCTTCTCGTTCTCGGTCCAGGCTTCCTCTGCGACCTTCGGCAGATCGCAGACGCCGGAGACGAGGGCGTCGAAGGGGAGCGTCTGCGCGACCGTCTCGAGGGCGACCACGAAGAGGCTCCCGATGATGTACGGCGTGCCGCTGACGACGCCCCCGGTGGGCGCCGCCAGGGTGATGACGTCTCCGGGGGCGATGGCCGTCTTCATGGAATCTCCTTCAGAGCTGGCTCAAGCCCCCGCGTTCTTGTACAAGCCGCGCCAGTCGATCACCTTCGCCCCGACGTCGTGGCGGACCTTCATCTGGATCCCGTCCACGATGAAGCCCACCTCCTGCTCGACGAGCGGGCCATCCTGGCCCTCGAGCATCGCGAGTTCGAGGACGTCCTGTCCGTCCGCGATGGCGGCCGAGAGATACCAGGCGCTCGTGCTGACCGCGTCGAGTCGCGGCTCCGCGATGACCGTGAGTCGGCCTGCGAAGGGGTTCACGTTCGATGCCTGAGACGCCAGGAGGTTCACGCTGACGAACTGGTCGGCGACCGTCTCCTTGGCGGCGGGGACGATCAGGTAGCGCGGGATGATGTTCAGCTTCGTCGCGCCGTCGACGCCCTCCTGGACGCGCATCGCGGAGCGGCCGGCGCTGATCGTGGTGACGTCGATGGCCCCGCCGCTGCCGGCGAGGTTGCCGTGGTTCGCGTGGAAGAGGGCCACACCGTCGCCCATGTTGGGGTTGTCCGTGATCTGGGCCCAGACGAGGTCGCTCTCCTTGTTTCGGGCCTGCCGCCCGAACATCAGCGGCAGGCGCGAGAAGGCGTCCAGGTCGTCGTTGATGAGGGCCTGCCGGGTGATCGCGAACCGGACCGCGTAGGTGGCAAGGCTATACTGCTCCTTGGCCTCGCCGATCGTCCCGGCCGGGATCTCGCCGTGCTCGAGGACGAGCTGGAGCTGCGGGGCTTCGCCGAGCTGGTTGCGCTTCATGGGCTTGAAGTCCCGGGCCGTTGCCGCGCGGGTGATGGGTCCGAAGGTCTGCGGGGCCTCGTTGTAGGCCGCCCGCAGCGTCTTCCCGGCCACGTCGGCCAGGAGGAGCGAGAAGTCCGAGGTGGTGTGCATCCCGGAGCGGCTCGTCAGACCGAGGGCGATCCCCGCGACTTCCATCGGCGAGAGACCCTCGGTGCGGATGCCTTGCTTGATCAGGTAGCGCTCGGCCAACCGGATCAGGTTCAGACCTCGATACTCGCGACCCTTGTCGCTGAGCTTGAAGCCGACCTCCCTGCCGTTCGCGTCCTTCGTCCAGGGATGGGCCTTGTGGAGCAGCGCGTTCTCGATCCCTTCGCGGGTGTGGATGAACGGGTCCTCGCCGACGGTGACATCGTGGCCCGACGGTCTGGACACCTGGCGGGGGACGTCGTTGTGGTTCTGGGCTCCGACCCACTCGAGCACCCGTGTCTGGGCCTCCTCGAGCGAGGTGCCCTTCTCGATGAGCTCGCTCTCGAGGGCGCGCGAGCACCCCGCGTTGAGGCAGGCCTTGCGGATGCCGGCGACGCGCTTCCGCTCGGCCTCGGCGCCCCTCTGCTGGTCCGTGGGCTCCGGTGCCGGTTTCGGCGGGGGCGGCGGGGTCAAACTCATGTCGGCCCGGAACTCCTCCGAGCGCGTCTCTTCGGCCATGACATCCTCCTGGATGGTCGCGTCGCCCGCGACCCGGGCTCGTTCCGACATCTGCTTCACTCCGGCGGCCTCCGCGGTCGCCACGA